AAATACCTGTCGGCATTTCGTATTCCTGCAACTGCCAATTGATCAGCTAATGTATTGCGAATATTGGTCATCGACACTAGACCATTTTGACTGCCATATGTCTGATATACAAATTGTTGCATTTGTAGGGCTTGGTTAAGGGCAATTGCCTTTTCCTCTTCCCTGCCAGTTCCTAATCCGACGTTTATCATCACGTCCATTGAGCCATCCCAGATACGCGGATCTACTGGCACAAACGAGCCGTTCATACGCATCATCTGCTCTTCATCAATATTCTTGTGGGTTAGGCGCAACATAAGGCCAAATAGGTCTTTCATGCCATCGGCTAGGTTTCTCACCATTACTTCGGTTTGACCAGCTCCAGCCTGTATTGTGGCCTGCACAGCCGCTTTAGTAGTAGACTGCATTGCATCTGGGTCTAGCCCCATAGAGGCTCTGGAGACGCCTGTTTTGCTCTCTACAAGCCCATCTAAGTAAGTTAATGCACTTAATGTCTGCCCAGCGTGGAATGGCACTGATAAATCTTGAACCTGACCCATTTGTTGCATACGCACGATTGAGCCAATTTCGTTATTCAGTAAATCATCGATATTAACGCCAGATGTCACTGCCATACGCGGATTGTTTGTCATTGCGACGTTATCCAATATGCCTCGTAAAACTGATGTTGCCGCATCCTGATCGTCCATAACTATCTCAGCTAAGGATCTGCCATAGAAAGTGTGTGGCTCTGGATCTATCTCAAACTTAGCAAATGGGCATTCATCACATGGCTCTAAATCCAGCACTTTATACTTTGTGCCACCACAGGTTATTTTGTGTAAAATTGGTACGCCAGTTCCGTCCGCATCAATACGCATATATGCTTGGGTAATTGTCACGTTTTTCATTGCTGGGTCTGCTGGATCTTCATCACTAAAATCAGTGTCATATCCACGTCTAGCAAATTCCTCACTAGATGATGTATCGCCGCCACCCTCGAAGCTATCTAAACCTAAAATTTCGTCTGGATCAAAACCCATCGCTATTGCGTCGCCAGCTCTCATTTCTGTTCTATGAGCCACCACATATGCATCTTTTAATGTGCGTGCGTCACGGCTAATAAAAAATTCCTCTGGTGGCACACTTTCAATGCACAATTCTCCAGCTTCTTTTCGCCTGCTGATTTTTGCGCTGTGAATAGGCATTTCCATTTCCATGCCCATCGCGTCCATCTCAATAGTCATTTCCACGCTATGCTCTAGCACTGTCACGCTATCGTCTTCGATCAGGTAGGTGTATTCATCATCAGATAAATCTGTATATGTGAATATATCAACTTCTGGGTATGTCATCCAATACGCTTTTACGATGCCTTGTTTCTTTACAAGTGCGTCTTGGAACGCATCATTAATTACGCGATAACCATTTAATCTGGTAAATTCGTGGTGCATAAATTCTGTCGCTTGATCTGCCATAGCCACATCTTCTGCGCCGCGTGGTATATATTCCACTGGCTTTGCAGTGCTAAGGAAAATACGCATTAAACTTGGCTTTACAGCGCGTACTGTGTCACGCACTTTAGTTGCCACAACACTACTGCGACCATCTTCGTGACCTAAGTAAACCTCGCCATCGTAGTATTCCTGAGCCTTAATTCTATCTTCAGCAATCTCGCCTTCGACAAAAGAAACTGCATCCTCAATGGCATCCGAAACTATACCCTCGATTTCAATTATAGATTTTGGTTTTAGTTCCATGTTTTTTCCTACTGATTAACTGTTTCTTCGGCTGTCATTAATCCCTTATTAATCAAATAAGCTCTTAATGCGGCTTCAGCTCTTTCCTGTCCAACGCCGCTTAACTTCCTGCCACCAAGTACATTTTTAATTAATGCGTCAACATTTTGCTGTTGCATCTTGCCTGCGGCATATTTTGCTCCGCTAGTTGCGGCTATTGTGCCAGCCACACCGCCTCTAATTATGTTTGGATCTGTAATTCCAATATTGTTTAGTCCAATAATAGATCCGCCACCAGTTGCTATCAGGCCAGTGGGGTTTGTTGGGGCAAATTTACCTATAAAGTTTAATATATTTTCTGTTGTTCCGCCTTGGACAATGCTTTTCATTTGCTCAATTTCGTCAGGCGACCAGCCAAACTCTTTTCCTTGTATAAGGCGATTAGTAAATGTTCTAAATTGGTTTCTAAGCGCTTTATCAAAGTTAAGATTTGAGTCAGATCTATTCTGGGCAAGCTCAACTATTGTATCAAGAGTATCAGCCTTACTAGCTCTATGGTACATGGCATTGGCTATTTTTATATCGTTATTAACATTCCCCGAAACTTCCTCGAAAATATTTAATATTTTACTTATTGCTCCAGCATCAGTTCCGCCATCTGCACGTTTAAGTGCATCTAAATATCTGGCCTTTAAGTTTTTGCGAAAAGTAAGCATTGCCGAGCCATCCATTGCCTTGCCAGCTTTGCCTTTAAACATATTATATAAGTTACTAGCCCCTGCACCAATTTTAGTGTCTAATCCAAGATCTGGGTCTAACAACCCTTCACGGCGCATCATTTGATCAATTGCATCAAACATTTGCTGGGTTTGATCACCAACAATTACAACGCCTTTTTGCTTTTGTTTTTCATATATAAGACTTGCCGCCTGCGATAATTCGAGAGAGTTTGTTGGCGCATCTGGATTTTTAGTTAAAAGTTTCGTTGTGAACGCATTACCGCCAACGCCAACTGTAGCACCTACAATTTCTGCCAGCATTTTTGCTGTTGGGCTATTTGGAAATATTTGCTCTGCTGTAGTTCCAGCAAAACTTGCAGGAAGGCCAATTGCGGCTTCAGTGCCAACAAATTGTGCTGGCTTATCTTTTATATAACTAGCTGTGTCTTTTACAATTTCCTTAGCCGCATTTAGTATATTTGGAGATTGTTGTGCAACTTGACCGATCTTCTGCCCAGCAACTAGAGGTGCTGACGCAACTAGAGGTGGTATTGAACCAATCATTTCGCCGCCAGATCTTACATATTTCTGTGCTGTAGTTTGAGGCGCAACGTCTGATATGGCATTACCACCAGTTAAATAGTCCATTCCCTTTTCTATACTTGCAGAACCACCAAATGGTGCATCGCCTACATCAACGCCTAACTTGCTTAACCCAGCCGCCGCCATATCTACAGGAAAACCAAATCCGCTTGCTATGGCTTGATTTATACCAGACGTTCCTTGCTCAATTATGTTTGTATCGCCGACAGGGTTGGCTTGTGATTTAGACCGCCTATCCAACTCAGCTTTAAACTTAACCATATTGATAGTATCATCGTTTGCTGTAGCACTTTCTAAAGCAAGCTGTATTTCTTCTGTGGTTTTTTCTGCTAAGTTTATATCAGCCATCTTTAATTAACCTTTTACTTTAATTTAAAATAATTATTAGGATCTACTTTTTCAAAGACAGGGTTAGCTTCAGTAAATTTAGCTAAGAATATATTAAATCCTGTATCCAATATTCCATTTTCTTTAATATATTGGTTTGCCATCTGTTGTATTAAAAGTTTTCTGTTAGCAATTTTTTGTTGCATTGATACTAAGTTTCGGTTTGACGCTATAGTCTTATCTAGGCTTGGCTGAATATCCACAACAAATTTACGATCACCCTCTGAGAAGCCAGCGCCTAACGAGCCGCCCATACTATCCAAAACAAGTTGGGATGTGATAGATCTAAATGTTTCCATACTTGAGACATTCGCTGGATCTCCGCCTAATGCTTCAACAATTTTCCTTGCTTCATTTAGACCTTCTGTCAGCGCTCCCGATTTAAACGCTGGATCTGCCATAAGGTTTTCCAACTGCCTAGATCTCATCAATATGTTTTGTGCGTTTTTGGCATCTTGAGTAATGCTTTTGAGCATATCAATGCCGTATTCGCCTAAACCCTTTTTCCACGCATCTTCCATTTTATTATTAATCGTGGTGTTAGACTGCTGTAATTTTAAGAAATCAGTAAAAGATCCAGTAAAGCCGCCATCCTTAGCCGCTTTGTAATCTTTCATTTTAGTTGTTCTATTATCTTTAGGGTTTAATCTGTTTGCCGCAATTGCAGATAATACGTTGCCAGCCGCGCTTGGGTTAGCTTCAATTATTGCCGCCATGTCAGCCATGCCATTAGCTTTTAAATATTCAATTGTCTTATTTACATTGCCAGCTTTTACTCTTTGTGCGCCACGATCTCTAATAGCATCACCAGCTCTTAGCTCTGGCAATATAAGTGGGTCTAAACTTGCCGCAAAATTCTCTAGCCCAGATAATCCTGTTGTGCCAGATCTTGTAGTAAGTTTGTCAAATAATCCAGCCATGCCAGTTCTTGGTTGTGGCTGACCCTGCATCTGAGTTTGCCCACCGCCAGTTACCAGAGGATTAACTTGCTTTGGAATTACCTGTTGCTGTTGCACTGGGTAGTTTCTCTGCAAATTTGTTTCTTCTAATGGGTTTCTGCTTGGAAATCCGATCATTATTTCATACCCCCGATTACATTAGCTCCGAGCTGTAAGTAGTTGAAAAGGCCAGGTTTCATGCTGTTAGTTGTGCTAGATTGGTTAGGTACTGAGCCTAGTGCCGCCAATGGCGCAGATAGTGCCTGCATTGGAGATCCAGTATATCCTGCATATTGTGCCTTAGCCGCATCAATTAGTGCCTGTTGCATTCCCTGCTGTAGAATACCTTGTTGTGACTGCTGATTTTGGATTGCTTGACCAGTGTTAAATGCCTGCTGACCTAATGCACCCATTTGATTAGCCGCCTGTAACTTCGCCTGATTTGCATTAGCCAATGCATTCTGGTTAGCTATTTGGGCAGACATCGCATTGGTTGCGCCGTATTGATTTGCTTGATTTAACGCCGCCATGTTTGATAAGGCCATCTGGTTAGATGCACCTGAGCCAAATTGTGCCGCTTGGTTTTGTGCCGCCATATTTGCCGCCGCCGCTTGATTTGCGGCTGTTGCTCCGAATTGACCAGCCTGATTTAGTGCCGCCTGATTTGCTAAGTTTGACTGCTGACCAAATCCAGCAGTGGTTGTGCCAGCCGCTAAATTTGCCTGCTGGTTAGCTAATGCCGCTTGCTGGGCTGTTCCTATGTCCTGCATAGCCATCTGCTGTGCTTGGGTGTATCCAGCTTGTCTGAGGCCAGATGCAGTTCTTGCCGCTTGTTCAGCAAACGCACGATTTGTTTCAGCCTCGGCAATGCCCTGACGAGATCCGCCAAATGCATTAGAAGATGTGGCCTGCGCTCCTAATTGGTTTTGAGCCATTAATCTTGAACGCTCAATGTCACCTAATGCCTGATCTACAACTTGGCTCTCAAATGGATTTGTGTATGCCCCTAAATCAGTGTTTGCCAATTGACCAGCTTGCACGTTCTGGGCTGTGACTGTCGGAGATTGTCCGATGGTGGACGCCCCATAATTTGCGCTGGTCATTGCGCTTGGATTATAGCCAGTGGCTTGAGCATTCGCCGCATTATATGCAGTTGGCCTAATAGCCATTGGAGCAAAGTTCATTGCGTTTTGCGTGCCTTGCATTGCCTGTTGTAATCCACCAGCCGCCGCTTGATTTACGTTAAAGTTACCTTGTGGTGCTATTGATGGTGTAAATGGTTGTGGTCGCGGCCTGCTTTGCGTATCAACCATTCCAGAAAATTGTGCTTTAACTTCATTGCCAGACGACATTGGGATACGCGCACCAGCGCCTCCAAGTGTACTATTTAAGAAATTACCTATACCTTGCCCAGAGTTTAATCCGCTTTGTATCGCACCACCCATCGGCCTGATTTGTCCACCACCAGCCATATTAAGCCTCTTTTCTTTTAAAATTTATCATAATTAAAATCCGCCCATACTTCTTTTGTAAGTGCCAGATTTAACCGCGTTTATATTTTTTTGCTGTTTTGACATTTCATTTTTCAAAGCATTACTTGGGCGCTTGCCGCCGCCGCTTGATACAGGTAATATTGTTGGATTAGCATTAGTTAAAACTTGTACTTGAGCCGCACGTTCCGCCGCAATTCTTTCAGCTTCTGCTTTTTTTCTTTGGTCAATTGCGTATTGGCTACTAAAGTTAGTTAAGCCAAGGCCATCACCAATGTCGCCTGCAATATCTCCAACTACACCAAGACTGCCTTGTCCATCAAC